GGCACAGAACTAAAAATTGCTGGCTGGTCAGGTCGCTACATATTCATAAAGTATGTAAAAACTGAAAAAGGCAAGGAATGGGTTGATGTCTGGGGCGGGGCAAAGAAGATGTCATCATTTAGAAGTTGCTCTTTAGAAATGGTCAAGACCGTACACTCTAAAAATAAAACTGAACAGCATTTGGCAAAAGAGTACAAGAAAAAGCGTAAGGCTCAGTTAGAACAAGCCAAGCAAGAAAGCACCGATGGAACCGAATAAAGATTTGGCATTATTATATACACGAGTATCTACCCAACTCCAAGCAAGCGACGGTGTGAGTCTAGATGTTCAGACCAGACAATTAGAGCAAGCCGCCAAACTAGCAGGGTACGAGAATGTAGAAGTAGTTAGGGAAGAAGGTCGCTCAGGTAAGTCAATTACGGGCAGACCAGCCCTTACAGACGCTTTGAAGCGGTTAGATAGTGGAGAAGCCAAAGCAATATTTGTCACCCGCATAGACCGTTTGGCACGCTCTACGAAGGACTTTTTGAGCATTGTAGACAGGGCTAATGTAAACAATTGGCGTTTAGTAATGCTGGACCTGAACCTAGACACTTCCACTTATCAAGGTCGTTTCGTGGTCACAATTATGTCTGCCTTAGCCGAGATGGAGCGTGGCATTATTTCTGAAAGACAAAAAGATGTCCACAAAGACCGTCGCCAGCGTGGAATTGTTTGGGGAGTAGATATGGGGCCAATGAACAAAACCCCTCAAGAAGTCAAAGACCGAATTGTCTTTGAACGCTCTCAAGGGGCTTCATTTAAAAAGATTGCTGACGGACTAAACCGAGACTCTATTCCGACTCAGAATCAGCGATTATGGTATCCAACGACTGTAAAGAATCTGATTGACTCAATTCAGCAGGGACTGGAAGACTAGCAGTCGCATCTGGGTTGCCTTCAATCTGTCCTTGAATTTCAAGAGTAGATAAGAAATATCCAGGGAAGTTGAATTCACCAGAGTGAGTAATTCTCACCCAAGGGGCAGCCCAAGCATCGTGTCCCAACTTACGCCAGATGTCGCAGAAAGCATAGTCTTCTGATAGAAGAATTGCTTCAGGTTCAGGCGTAATGTAAGTAGTGAAATATTCTTGAATCTCTTCGCCCATAGGAATTTCTACGCTAGGTGAGTTGTTCTTATATGTCTTCACTAAGTCAGACTTAGCCATCTCTTCAAAAACATTACGACGAATGAACATCATTCCAGTACCAACATCACGAACCTTGAACGGCTCGTCTGCCTTGAAGGTCTGAGAGTCTGGCAAGAAATTTACAGCAAAGTTTCCAGAATAAAGTTCTAGATTTTCTTTACCAGCAAGAGCAGCCTTGCGGACATTGTCCCAGTTGATTGACTTCATTGGGTAGATAGCACCAATCAAGTCTTTACCTGAGTTCACCATTTTTACAATGTCTTCAGCCACAAACCCGTGGTCTGAGTCAATGAATAGCAAAGCGTCAGCATCGCTCTTCATAAACATATGAGCAAGAGTATTTCTGGCTCTAGTGATAAGGCTTTCATTTGTGATGGACATAATGTTTACAGTGTGCCCAGCCTTTGACAACTCACCAGTTAGGTTGGTCAAGCAGGAAACATATACGCTCTTAGAGTTTCCACCATACATAGGTGTACCTATAACGATTTTCATATTTCTATCTTTCTGTTAGGAGGACTGGGGTCTTGCGACCCCAGCCCTATCTTGTTACTCTCCCGCAACTAGACATTTTTACTCTACAACATATCTGTGTGAGTAAGTGCTTAGAAACGGTTTGTATTAAATCTGTTTACAACACTCCAGTCAACATCAGTAGATGTCGGCACTGCCTTAGGCAACAGAATCATGTTCTGAATCTCTGCCCTAGAGCCTTGTCCTACTATATCAAGACCACGGTCAGAGAGTTTACGCTGGAAAGCAATCTGTGTCATAGCCCGTTCACCACGGTCTTCTGACCACATACGGTAAACGGAGTAGAGAGACTTTACAGCCAAGGAGCCACCATTAGATTCCTTAGTCTCTTCTTCCAAGAACATACCAATACGGTCTTCATTCTTTTGGTACATCTCACCAGCAGTCTTTACAGCAGTACACCAACCAAGCGGGTCTCTAGCACTAGAGTTCAAATATCTTATTGCTCCCTCGACAGCCCAAGATAGAACAGCAGGTAGAGCACCCTCAGGGTCGAACAAGTAAGCCTTTAGGTCAGGGTCTGGATTATCTGGAACATTGCTCCAAGGCACAGGGCGAAGTCTTCTCCACATAGCCTCATCCGTGATGATAGGTCTGTGGTTAGTAGTGACCCACAATTTAGCACTTGATTCAAATGTAAACGGCTTTTCACCAGGAGAACGAGCAGAAATTTCAGACGAACCAGTAAGTTTTTTTACAGAGTTTTCTTTTAGACGCTCAGAGTCTGGCAACTCGTCAACCCAAACCATACGACGACCACGGAGTTCGGCCCAGTGGTACAAGTCAGTAGAAGAAGATTGTCCATCACCTTGAGCCAAGATGCTTGAGTCCAAAGGCCAAGAGTATTGCTGAGTGCCTAATGCTTTTACGAGTGCTTCAACAAATGTGTTCTTTCCAGAACCAGGTGGACCGTAGACCAAGAACATAACATCTTGAGTATTCAGACCAGTCAAGGTGTAGCCAGCAGCACGCTGTAGCCACTCTTGAAGTTCTTTATCTCCGCCAGTAGCAAAGTCGACAAACTGCTCCCAACGAACATTACGCAATCCTTGCGTGTACCCGACAGGCGCTCTCTTAGTGATATGTAGTTCTGGTCTACCTTTGATAAGTTCACCAGTTTTCAAATCAACTACACCATTTGCTACACCAAGAAGATGCTTGTCTCCATCCCAAGACTCAACCGCTGTAACAACACGAGTATCGGAGTTAGCACTATCAATAGCACTATTCAAACGACCATTTGCTTTTGCTTGATTAGCCCACTTGACGACATCGTTCTTTTTATCTGGGTCATCGTACTGAGAAACTTCAGATGCAATAATTGGTGCCAACTTTTTAGCCAACTCTTGCATACCTAAATCTTCAGCGTCTGCTTTCCAGTACTGGCCGTTCCAAATGAACCAACCGATTCCCGGAGTGTAGCGAACAGAAGAACCAAAAGCATCTACTAGACGACGACCATTACCAATGTCCGATAGCGAACGCTTGCCAGGTGTCCCACCCTCTGCTTCAGTAATAGCGTCAGGGTCTTTAGGAATATCAATATCACCAGAGCCAAAAGCCTGAGCAATAGAATAACCATTACGAGCAGCCTCGTCTACGGCACCACCAACAGTTCCGTGCAAAGTAGTGCTTTGATAAATTTCTACATCATCTGGGTCAGATGTACTTTCTCTTTCAGTCTGACCTTGGTACCCAGCAGAGTTTTGCGACTGGTTCTTTTTCGCCCAGTCTTGTAGCCCAGGCCAAATCGTTTCTGTAATTGGGTTGTTAGATACAAATTCAATAGCACGACGGGTGTGCATAAGTAGAGAGTTAGGGCCCTCAAGTTCCATCGGAGGGCGAACCTTCTCGTGGTTGAAACGAATCATCAATGTTTCAATCGCCATACGCTTGTACTCGGTGTCAGTGCCCATCTTGTTAGCCAAAGCACAAGCCAACTTGTAGATATCTACCGCACGAGAACCCTCGTCAATTCCTTCTTCAAGAAACTTAGCAATGTCTACAGATTCGCCACTGTAGTCAAGTTCAGCAAAAGAACCCCAGTCCCCGTCGCCTAGCGAAGTTCCAGTGTTTCTGCGACCACCTTTACGCAAAATTGAAAGCAGTTTTTCATTAGCATCTGCGATAGAAATTTGCCAAGGAGCCTTACCCTCAACCCACTCATAGTTCACTCCAGAGAAATGGCGAGACGGTGCTAGCAAAACATAACCGTTGTGTTTGATGTCAATACCAGGCAAGTTTAGAGATTTTAGATTTCCAATTAGTTTTTCAGTGTCAGCCACTTTGTAGTAGATGTGGCGACCACGAGAATTCTTGCCATTGTATGAATAGGCACCAGTGTAGGCTTCTACAGTTTCAGGTAGGTCATATTCCATAAGTTCTTGGAACTTTTCCCAAGAGTCAATACCACCAGAGCGTGGGTCGATATCAATCACAAAGAAGCCAGATTTCTGACAAACAACGCCAATGTTGTGCTCTGGTGAGTTGTTCCACCAAGTCTGTACTACACCCTCTTCGTCGGTAGCACGAGCGTTCCAATCACCGATGGCTGGGTGCTTACCTACATCTTTAGGTTCATCGTGCTGACCATTACAGGTACAGCGACCAGAATCATTGATTCCGTAGCAAGGGAGAATCTTCCAATTTTGCTTGGCGTACCAGTCGGTAGCCTTTTTTAGCCGTTCTTTGTGGTCTGATGACATCAGATACTCATTGTCCAATCCACAGTGACCTGTCTCTCTATCGTTTTTGCGTTGTTCTAGTTTCACCATATTAGCACTTTGTAGATACGAATATCTAAGAAAAGCCGCGAGTTCCAGTAAAAATAGGGATTTTCTTTTTTGATACAATAGTAATAATTGTAATTCTTCACTACGAAGACCAAAACGAGAGTTCTATTCTAAACCATGGCTCAAGAACTTATTCTAACCATCGCAGCAGTCATAACCGCTTTGGGCATAATTGTTGGCTCACTTCTCGCTATTTATAGGGTTGCTAGAAGAATTGGAGACGCAATTGGCGTTGATAAAAATGGTCGCACGATTGCTGACAGACTAGATAGAGTCGAGCACCAACTCTGGGAAAACGGTGGCTCTTCTCTTGCAGACCGAGTAAACACTATTGAAGCCCACGCACTAAAGACAACAACTGAATTGACGCTCATAAAAGAATTTCTTATTCCAAATTTGCCAGTAGAACCAGCCAAGACACGCCGTTCAAAGAAGGCTGATTCCAAGGTAAATTCCTAGCCGCTATCAAGTATCATAATAATGACAGACCTGACCAAAGGATTTAGATATGTCTCTATCAGACCGCCTACAATCGGCATCTAAAGAATCAAATATAAAACTCTGTAAAATCGGTCTAATGTTGAACGGAGATATCTTGTCTGAAAAAGACAAGAAGTCTTTGATTGAAGCCTTTGATGTTCCAGAAGGCGTTCCAGGCAGAATCACTAATGTCGCTCTCTCCAAGATATTCCGTGAAGAAGGTTATGATATTAGTCTAAGCACCGTTGACAGGCACCGTCGTAAAGACTGCGGTTGTTTCAACCTAGTAGCAGGGAAGTAAATGACCTTTTCAGACAGAATTCAAGATATGTCTAGCCCAGGAAAATCTGGCTCTGACATAAGATATACAAATACTCCAGAAGAATGGCGACCACGCTTAGATGTAGATGAATCTAAGGGTGGTTTTGTTGTTTCTAAACCAAGACCTGCTGGCGAAGTTCCAGACACTAAAACTATTCTTGAAGAGTTTGGTCTAGACCCAGACGCTTGGGCAGTGGCTTCCCTAAGACGCTCCCGCTGGCAGACCTACCACGGTGAGTGGCTTGAGTCTGTTCGTGTAAATCTTTTACCAATTGGCGTTGACCGAGCAGAGAAACTTGATGCCGAACAACTAATTGATGAAATCAAGAAGTGGAAGCCAGAGCGTGGCATAAAGATGGGCACTGGTGAAGGTGCTTACGCAGTATTCCCTAGCGACCAACAAATTGGTAAGAAGACTGGCTCTGGCGGAACTCAGCAATCAATTGACAGACTTCTAAACCTGACATCTCAATCTGTGGCTCGCTTCAAGGGTCTACAGAAGATGGGCCTCAACCTTGGAACAATTGTTCTAGGACTTCCTGGAGACCATGTTGAAGGCAATACAAGCCAAAACGGAAGACTGCAAGGTTTGGCAGCGTCTGACTTAGGGCTCACCGAACAGGTAAGAGTTGCTCGCAGATTGCTTATGGCACAAATAAAAGCATTAGCCCCTTATTGCGAAAGGCTTATAGTCCCAGTAGTCAACGGAAACCATGATGAAGTGACTCGCCAAGTATCAGCGGACCCAGCAGATGGTTGGAATGTGGAGATTGCTTCAGCAGTTCAAGACGCTTGCGCTGAGAACCCAACACTGTCTCATGTAGAGTTCCGTTATCCAGCATCTGGACATCAAACTTTAACTGTTGACATCAACGGAACAATGCTTGGACTTTTTCACGGACACCAAGCAAACCAAAACAATGTTTTGAAGTATCTATCACAGCAGTCAGCAGGTCAGACCGCACTAGGTGGAGCAGACCTTTGGGTGTCAGGGCATTTCCACAATTTCCGCACAATGGATATCGGGGACAGACTTTGGGTACAATGCCCAACAACTGACCCAGGCTCAGAGTGGTTCCGTGACCGTGCAGGTCTAGAATCAAAGCCAGGACTTCTAACAATGGTATTTGGTGGAGATTATGACCCACGCGAAAACATTAGCGTAATTCCAGTAAGACTGTAATTACTTCTTAGGTTTTTTCTTATCTTCTTTTTGTGAGTGGTAAGCATTTACCGCATTAGCACTTGTGCGACTACGCCAAGCAAATCCACAATCAGTACACTCAACCATACGGGCTGTGGTCCAACGACCACCACCAGGCAAATCAACAATATAAGTTTTTAGTTTGGCAGTTCTAGCAAAACAGAACGGACACTGCGGATAACGCTCTCTACGGCATTCATCTCCGTTGGCATCCACAGATAGAATTCTGCGAATTTCATTTTCATCTCTACCACCCCAAACACCCCAAATTTGTTTTTCTTCAAGGGCATACTTGATACAGTCTTTTCTTACAGGACAAGCAAAGCATAAGTTTTTAGCAGCATACTTTTCTTCAGGTTCTTCTGAGAAAAACCACTCAATCATATGCTCATTTTCTTTTTTAGAACATAAGGAATTATTTAGCCATTTAGTTTTTTCAATCGACATTTATCTCAACCCAAGTGATAGGAATAACGCCATCTGCGTTATCTTCGTGATTAGTTATTCCATCTTTATCACATAGGGTCATTTCGTCGTTTCCATCGACAAATCCAGCATATTCTTGTAGAACAATTACAGGACCGTCGAGTAAACGAAAAGCCTCGCCAAGAGAGTCGGTAATACCGTCTCTCTGAATGGCAGAGGCTAATGCTCGTCTCACTATTTCGTTGTGGATATCAATATGGTCTTCAGTGTAGAAAACGGTGGCACTAGAAATGTTTCTTTCGTAGCCATCGCCAAACCACTCACTCCAGAGTGTTTCGCCTTTGCGTGAATCTTTCATATGATTACCTCTATAAAAGAATACACTGTTTTATAGAATAAATCAGGGCGAGACACGCCGTTCTATTATTTAGGAAACAGGCCAGATGTAATCGTAGGTGTCTGGTCGATAACCAGGGTCTTCCGCCCAACCAAACTGTGAATACCACTCGTAGTCCTTGTTGAGTAGAGCAATTCTGTGGCTAGACGCTATCTGCTCAAATAGTTCTTTATTCTCTAACCACGCTGGTGCCGATATATCGTCAGTAATAAGTTTTCTTTCCATAGCAACCTGAACAGTGTTCCAAGCCTTGGTAGCAATGGTTGACTTATAGCCACGATTCTTCCACTCCTCCACCATTGCGAAGATGTACATAAACAGAGCCATCTCGTGTCCACGCCACATCTTCACGGCAGGGTGGTTGTACCAACCTTTAGGGGTACGGTGGTTGCCTTGCGGGTCTAGTTCAAGCAGGGTCATAAGAATCTGCCAGCCCTCAAGGGCTTGCTTGTTGAGACGCTTGTTGTCAAGCACTTTGGCTATGTCTTGTACTGAACTGGTCAGCGGTACAAATGTTTGCATTTTGTCCTTTCGTCATTTGTATTACGATATTACTTCTTTTTCTTGGGCTTGTCAAACTTTGCTAAATAAATTCCAGTAACCGCAAAGTCTTCGTGAGCCACTATGCCGGGGAAACTTTTTAGTACTTCTTCGCTAGTCCAGTCTTCTTTTACATGGACTTCGTAGGGATTGTTATTGACAACGCCTTGGTGGAAATGAATAATAGGAACAGATATAATGGCATATTTTGCTTGCTTAGAAACTTTATTCCATAAAGCAATTGCTTCTTCCTTAGTCATATGCTCTAGAACATCACCAAGAATAACTAGGTCATATTTGAAGTCAGGGTAAATGCGAGCATCGCAAATCCACACTTCATCATAGAACTCACGAAGTTTGAACTGCTCTACATAAGGTGCCCAAATTTCTACACCAATCAGTCTTTCAGTTGCTGGAGAATACTTACGAACAATCTTTCCGTAAATACCCTCTCCAGGACCAATATCTAAAACACTTTTTGGCTGGAGTTTATTTATTACAGTGGATGCCCAAGACTTATTTTCGTATGCTGAATTTCCCATTACTTCACTCTCACATAAACAGTTGCGGTGTAATTATCATTTATGTCGCCCTCTATGTGAATCTCTACATCGCATTTAGATTCAACTTCGGACTTATCAATGCCAAAAAACTCCGCTATCTGGTCGATAGCCCGTCTCTCGATGTCAACTTTATTGCTACCGATTGTAGTAAAAGTCATTTTTGTTTTCATTAGGCAGAAATCCTTTTTTCCAAAACTTCAGGCTGGTGATGTGAGCCCTTTAGTGGTGGGTCCTGCTCGTCAGTTGTGTCAACAATAATGTCTCCAGAACGGATGGCAATTACAACGCCAACTCTTCCGTTGTGAGTTTGTCCAGTCAAGCCAGGGTATCCATCTGCTTTTACGCGAACTACATCTCTTACTTTGATGTCTCCACGACGAGCCTGTACCCAAACAAAATTGTCTTCAGGAACAATAGCGTGCCCTTGAGCAAGTTGAGAAAATACAGCAAGCACGGTTTTTGCGTTTTCTGGCTTATTTATGTTCAATTGTTCCCAAGTTTTTAGCAATTCAATTACAGCAAGTCCAGTACCTTTATGAATGTTAATTTTCGCAAACTGGCTGTTTACCCAGTCAAGATTTACTTTTGGCATTATTTTCTCCTAAATATAGAATTCTGTAGTATTTCTACAGCCTGTTTTTTGCTAGGAATGCTAGCAAGATAAATGTCCCGCTGAGCAGTAGCAATCAAATCTCTTTTTTCTTGGCTCATAGACTCTATGTTAGTAGCCAAAATGTTCCAAGCGTCTCCTAGAGCGTGGCTTTCTTTCCAATCAGTGATAATTGGGGTACAGACATCCATTGCTTGAACATAGCGATAAGACCAGTATGTTCCATCTCTTTTATCTGGAGACAAAATAGCACCTATCGAGCGAGAAATCTGTTCAGTTACTTGAGCGTCTGTCCAACCTTTATTCCACTTCATAGGGGAATTAGGTAGTTCTATGATAGACAAAACCGATGTTGCCCAAGGGGTAGATAGATTATCCACTGACCATTTGAGCCGCCTGTCATAAGAACCAACAGGTTCTTGCATCAAGTGTGAGTCTAAATTCAAACCAATTAGATTTTTTTTAGCGTTCTTTATAACTCTAAGTTCTGACTTCCAAGGAAGTTTTGGGTAAATAGTAGGAACCCAGTCTTCTTCATAAAGATATTTAGCACCAGAAATAACATTAGAAAGTAAGTCTTTATCTGCAACCACATTCGAGAACTCTTTTCTATATGAAAAAAATTGCTTAATTAAACTATCTGGGTTAGTTATTACTGACTTTAGGCTAGGTTCAATTTGACTAGGGGTTGGAGTGTCAACAAAGAGAGTAAGTTTGTCTGAATCCTTCAATGCGTTTATCACACTCAAGGCACCGTAAACCCTGTTAGCACCAAGACTTGTGATTGGACATACGCCAACTAGCACCGCATCAAACTTATCCAATGACTCAGCGGTCATATAAACGCTTGGACTAGCCCAAGTAACTTCGTGACCAGCACTTACTAATACTTTGTTTAGAACTCCAGCGTAGGTGAGTGTTTTTTGATTAGTACTTGGAGATGCCTGTGGAGCAGACATACCAGTTAGAAAAACTTTTGACATCGTTTCCTTATTTGTATATGTAGAAAGGGACACCGCCCACCACTAATTATAGTGGGCGATGTCCCTCTCATTGAGTTCCTAGAAAGGAGCGTTGTCTGGGGCAGACAATGGAGCACCAGCAGGGGCTGGGGCTGGAGCAGGTGGTGGCGGTGGAACCGCAGCACCAGCAGTTGTGGCAACTGGAGCAGCAACCTGAGAAGCCTGAACATAGTACTTAGTTAGTTCATTACGCTTGCTACCCTGCCACTCTCTAGAGCCAACCTGAGCACGGAACAACTTACCATCAAGCGAAGCCTCAATCTGAGCGTTTGATGGGTTGTTGTTGAAGAACTCACGAGGAAGTCCTAAGGCAGCCATCTTTCCAAAAAAGATAGCCAAGGCGTTCTTGTTTTCTGGAGAGATAACTAGGTTATCCCAGATACGACGCTTGTTGTAAGCACCGCCTTGGACCTCCGTGGTCAACTTGAACATAGTCTTACCGCTAGCGGTGACTGTTGCTTTTACCTCAATTACCTTGAGGTCGTAATCGCCGTTGGGCAACGGCTCGTAATTTCCGCTAGAAGATTCTCCAGCATCCTTTACTAAATCGGCCCAGTTAATGCTACTCATAGCATCTCCTTAATTTATAGGGGGTTGAATAAATCGGTTAGTTTCCTAAGCCGACTTCTTTTTCTCGGTCTTTGGACCGAAAATCATATCGAGCATACGCTCTACGCCAAGGTTTTCTTGCTCAACAATAGCACCAAGACGACCTTGAACACGCTCTCCAGCCTCAACTTCATCCGTGCGTTCCACATACATACGGCGTGCCTTGTAAGGCAACTGAGTTGGGTCTGGGTTTGGAATGGTCTCGTTAGAAATATAACCAAGAACATCGTAGAAGTACGGAGCCTGAACTTTCAACTGACCCTGTAGATAAGGGTGCATACGATTGTCCTGACCACGACTTGCCATAGCAGTCATAACTACAGCCTCTAGTGGCTGAGTTGGGTGTGAAGTTAGGTCACGCAGGTCACGAAGAAGATGACCCATGTGGCGAAGAAGTTCGCCCCACTGTTGCATCTTCATCTGCTCTGTACCAGCAATGTTGTCCATACACTTCACTTGAAGTTCTGAGATGGAGTCAATGATAAGCGACTTGAACTGGTGCTTACCAGACTGTAGCCACTGGAACGCTTTTAGGACTACATCGTAGTCACGAACCTGTACAACTACTGTGTCCCAAGTGCCGTCAGCCACTGGTGGCTCCTCACGCATTGGGTCCCAATACTTGACATTGATAGGTAGAAATCTGTGTCCACCCTCAACATCTAGCATTAGGCGAGGGTATGGTGCTGTGACAGCAAAAGTTGATTTACCAACTTTTGACTCGCCATAGACCATAAGAGTTAGGGAACGATGTACATTTGACATTAGTTCTCACTACCTTTCTTTTCGTCTTCTGATTTGTAATAACCATACGGGTCGGCGACCTCGTACATCTCACTAATTGCTGCTTCGGCGGCAGAACCGTCGTCAATAAGCGGGCAAATAGTGTAGAACTGACACTTCCACTTGCAGTCCTTGCCAGGACTTGGGTAAGCGACAAAATTAGGGTCTGCCCCAGCATCAAGATTTTTCTTGACACCCATTAGGTCAGAGATAGTACCGTGAATTCTTTGCCAGAAAGAACGCATTGTGTACTGGTTGTGGCGAACTTCAATCTGCTCGTAGAAAGGTGGGCGTGCGTTAGCAGTACGCTTTACTTTCTTTAGCATTGTGAAAATGCCACCCTCAGAGCGTTCTTCAGGATTTTTGTTCTGAGCAGATTCCAAAAGCATATAAGTAAGAATTTGCTCGTTCATCTGTGCTTGATTAGCAAAGTCAGAGAATGAGCCACCAACAGTTTTGAAATCTCGGAACATACGAACGCCATCGCTTTTGCGACGAACACGCATATCCAACTTACCTTGAAGAACTACTTCACCATCAAACAACGGCATCTGAATAATTTCTTCAGTTGAAATCATTTCAAGGTCAGCATCAATACCCTCGGTTGCCATCCACTCAAGGTAGCCCTCAAGCATAATGCGACCTAGTTCGGCTTCTGCCTCAAGGTCATAGGTATCACGATACTCGGCAACAAGTTTTGCTATGTCTCGCTCTACAAGTTGTGAGTGAGCCTCTAGTAAATCTTGCCCAGTTGAGTAGTGCATATCCAAAGCCTCGTGAACACGAGAACCTAAGGCAAGAGCACCAGTGAATTGCTTTTGGCGTGGCTGTAGGCGACGGTAATAACCGAGCCACCACTTACGACGGCAATCCTTGAATACTTGAATCTCTGAGTTAGAAAGCGTATAAGGCTTTTTTTCTTCAACGGAGATTTCTACTTCGTTTGTAGTTTTGTCATTCATATTTATAACTTACCTGCTTTGTCATCTTTTAGCAACTCTAGTAATTTACTCTTATCGCGAACAATCTGTTCAAAGTTATCAGCCTTAGTTTCAAGAACTTGGATGACTCTTTCTTCAATAGTTCCCTCGGTAACATAATCCATAATTATTACTGAATCGTGAATCTCAGAACCAATGCGGTGAACGCGGTCAAGTGCTTGCTTGTGGTCCACAAGAGACCAAGGTCTCTGTAGCATAACCAAACGG